TTGTTTACTATGTTGGAGCAGAAGAAGGAGAGATGCCTGCCCTATGTCAAATGTGGGGAGCAGAAGTTGTTTTATTTGAACCTAATCCAAAGGTTTGGTCACACTTTCCTTTGTTATGGAGTGCTAATAATTTAGAAATGCCATTAGCCTGTATTCCTGGATTTGCATCAGATAAAGATAATAATCTTGCACGTATATATTATGACGCATGGCCACCAGAAGCAGACGCTCCAATTGAAGCAGCGCATGGATTTAAAGAACTGCAGTATGAAGCAGATAAGTATGGTCAAACAAAGATTGATACTCTTGTTTATGAAAAAGGAATGAAGCCACCTACAGCAATATCTCTTGATGTTGAGGGTAGTGAGTGGAGGGTCCTAGGAGGGGCTGAAAAGGTCCTTAGAGAGCATAGACCTAAGATTTGGCTATCTGGACACCCAGAGTTTATGATGATGTATTGGAAAGAATATTTACATGATTTAAGACAGTTTATCAAAGGTATTGGGTATAAAGAAACCTTGCTTGACTATCAACATGAAGTACACTTATATTATGAATCATATTAAAGCATATCTTTATTCAGTTAAACAAGAAGATTGTGCTGCTGATAAATGGGATTACGGTTTATTAAAAGAATTTTTTAATAAAAATAATATAAAACCAAAAAAAGTAACAGCCCTACCTAAAACAGATAGAGCCTTTGTTGTTATCCCTGGACCACAAAATATAGACTATGAAGATCAAATATCTAAAGAGTTAAGTAAAATAAGTAGGGTAGTTTTATTTATTACTGGAGATGAAAGTGCTACATTTAAAGTTGATAAGATAAATCATAATAATATTGAGATTTGGATTCAATACTCGCACAAGAAACATTCACAATATAATAAATTGGCGCTAGGTGTCCCACAACATTTATCAAATAATTTACCAAAGTATCAAGATAAAACCTATGATGTATTTTTTTCAGGACAGATAACACATCAAAGAAGGCAAGAACTTGCAACTGTTATGCCTGATATACCAAACTCTTTTTACAATCCAACTACTGGTTTTGCAGAAGGATTAAAACCAAAAGAGTATTATGAAAAAATGTTTTTATCAAAAATTGTACCATGTCCTAGTGGAGCAATGGTTATTGATTCATTTAGGTTTTATGAAGCAATTGAAATGCTTTGCTTACCTATAGGAGATAAATTAGATCCAAAAATGCAAAATACAGATTTTTTTAATTTTTTATTTGAAGATAATCATAAAATAAAAACTTTTGAAAATTGGCAACATTTACCTAATTTGTTACCTGAACTATTAAATAACTATACATCTGAAATGCATCAAATTGTTTGTTGGTGGATTAAATATAAAAGAGATTTATTTATTGAGTTAATGAGGCAAGTAAATGCATAAAAGAGATATAACAATTGTTATGGCTACATCTGTAATTCCAGATCACCCAAGTACGACAATGATAGAACAAACAATTAGTGACATTCGTGTTCATTTTCCAGATAACGAAATTATTATGCAAATAGATGGTCTTAGAGAAGAGCAGCAAGATCGTAAAAAAGATTACGATGAATATAAAAATCGCATTTTGTGGAAATGCTTACACGAAGATAAAAATATACTACCTTTTATATTTAAAGAACACAGCCATCAAACTAACATGATGCGTCAAACAATTAATGAAATTAAAACACCTTTATTACTTTACATTGAGGGTGATGCTCCTTTAACTTCAGACACACCAATAGATTGGGATAAGTGTTTAGATATGTTTGAATATAATAAAGCAAATACCATTCGTTTTCATTTTGAATCTTTTATACCAAAAGAACATGAACACCTTATGTTTGGCTTAGAAGATGGCTTTATGAAAACTATACAGTGGAGTCAACGACCACATCTAAGTAGAAAAAAATATTATAAAGATATTGTACTTCCAAAATGCAGGGATAAATTTTTTATAGAAGATACATTTCATGGAGCAGTTCAAGACGACATATGCCCATATGACATGTTTGATCAAGCAAAATGGGAAACGCATAAACTTTGGATTTATCATCCAGAAGGAAGTATTAAACGTTCTTATCATTTAGATGGTCGCCAAGGGGGAAGAAAGTACACTTCCGATGATGATGTTTGGGGGTATTCCGAATGAGATTAGGAATTATAGCAAGATGTGACAATACTGGTCTTGGTAATCAAACTAGAGAATTAGTAAAAATGTTAAATCCTGACAAAATTTTACTTATTGATTCACACTCTTTTAATAACAATAAACAATATCCAAATTGGTATAATGGATATAATGTAATAAAAACAATAAGAGGCATGCCTAGAACAAAAGAAATTCTTGGTTTTTTAGATGATATTGATGTTGTTATTAGTTGTGAAACATTCTATCATTTAGATTTTATTGATATAGCAAGAAAAAGAAATATAAAAACAATATTACAGTATAACTATGAACTATTTGGAAATATGGTTAATCCAGAGTGGCCATTGCCAGATGTTTTGCTTGCCCCAAGTATTTGGAATTTAGATATTGTTAAAGAAAAATTTGAATCAAAATGCAAGGTGGCTCACTTACCGCCACCAACAGATACATCATTATTTAATATTGTAAGAGAAAATAACCTATCAAAAACCCATAAACGAATACTTCATGTTGCTGGTAAAAAAGCAGCCAAAGATAGAAATGGAACTAATACTGTAGTAGAAATGCTTAAGCATTCTAATGCAAATTATGAACTTGTGGTAGCAACACAAACTCCTTTAGATTTTATAACCAAAGATAGCCGTTTAAAAATAAACAAAGATAATGTTATAAATAGAGAAGATCTATACAATGGCTATGATGCTATGGTTCTTCCTAGACGTTACGCTGGTCTTTGTTTACCTATGAATGAGGCTTTAATTTCTGGTTTACCCGTTTTTATGACAGATGTATCCCCTAATAATCAAATACTTCCTAAAGAATGGTTAGTAAAATCAGATAAAATTGGAGAGTTTAAGACTAAGTCAATGGTAGATATTTATGAGGCTAACCACGAAGAATTAGCAAACTCTATTGATAACTATTTTAATAATGTAAATATATATGATAGCAAACAAAAGGCTATAGAAATTGGATTTAATAATTTTTCAGTTGAAGTATTAAAAGATAAATGGTTAAATATTATAAATGAATAAACAGAAAAGCCAGCCTATCTCTAGACTGGCTATCTGATAGAAGATTATTTACTTCTTCTTAGCAGCCTTTTTTACTGGTGCCTTTGCAGACTTAAGAGCCTTTGCAACTTCATCAGCATCAGGTAAAATACCGAATGCTTTATCGTTTGGATTGAGTGCTCTCAATGCAACGGGCGCTACAGCAGCAACTAGTGCAGCCCATAGATCCTTTGGATCTGTAACTCCTGCCATGTATAGTGCAAGACCTGATGCAAGAACTGAGCGACCATATGATGCCAGCATTGCCTTTGTCTTATCGTTTAGTACTTTTTCCATTATTCCTCCTAGGATATAATTTGTGTTATTATTGTAAAACCAATCCATAGACCAATAATTCCTGCAACTCCTGCAAAAACTGGTGGTGCTGGGACTGGCAATTTGAATGCTGCAAACACTACACCGCATCCAAAACCTGTAATAATTGATAGCAAAACATCTTTCATGTTATTTTTTTTCTTGATCCATCTCTGGTAAAAGCGCTAAAAGTTTATTAGAATAGTTATCTAAACCTTCTATTTTTAATTCATCTGAAACCTCTTTAATGGTTTGCTGTGACTTTTCAATGTATTCAAAAGCCCAATCTCTTGAATCAGAAAGAAACTTTATAAAGTTTTCTCTATGTATTGTATCGTCAGACATACTGGTACCGTTGTTTGCTTGATAGTTTAATTCTTCAAGTGCCTTGGTTTTTATAAAAAGTTCAGCCAACAATAAGTTAGACTTTTTTAGTTTATTAAAAGTAGCCAAATAGGACAGTCCAAAAGAAAAAGATAGAATAGCAAAAAATATTAAAAAGATTGTTTCCATATTATCTATTGTATCCTATGCTAACCAACATTAAAAATCATCTTCTTCAATGTCAAATAAATCTAAGTCTGATAACTGACTAAGCCTTGAAGCAAAAAACAAATTAATTGCAACAAGAATAGATATTGTTGATAATATTAATATAATTATTTTATTTTTCATTTTTCTATTGTTCCTTTACATCTAATACAGGCTAAATAGTCTTTACCAGTAAACGGACAAGATCCAGCATCAATAAATGAGTGACCTTTTATTTTACATTTGACATATACAATTAAATCTTTTATCATTTCATGGCCTCTCTTGTAACTAACACAATTGCTCCATTATCTTCTAAAGCCTTCTTTACCTTTACCATATATTCTATAGCATGTCTTTTTTCTGTGTCAAATAGACGCATAAACATAGCCTCATTGGCTTTAACTGTAATAAAATGTTCATTATCTATAATATCTACTTTAAAATTTTTAGGCGCTGGTATCGAATGAAAGGCCATTTTCATTTGATCTGTATACATTACTTTCTGCCCCACTGTATATAGTTCCACCCACGCTCATGTGCGTAGTAGATAAATATTTTAACTACCGTTTCCCAAAACGCAATTGTTACAGAAAGGGCAGCATTTTTTGTTATTACATAAGCAACTGCAACAGAGGAAAGTGTTCCCCATATGCGATAACTAAGTGCTTTAACAAATGATCTTGCTCTAGTTACTTTCATGGTAGCGTTTCACTATCGTCTGATTTGCCAAACTTTTTTTCTACAACATAAACCATAATTCCAGCAAATATAAATGAAACAACAAGTGCAATAGCATTCTCTAACATTTAGATACCCATCTCCTTGCGCTTTTGTGTAGAAGAAATAGCATGAATATCTGCACCTAAATCTACTTGCTCAATCTTATATCCTACATCACGACCATAAACAATGTTGGTTATGTTAGGTAATCTTAATACTAATGCACCGTCCATAAATTCATCTTTGGCAATATATTCTTTTACCTGATCAAATTTTAGTGGATCTTTCTCACTTGTGTTGTATGTATTTCGGACTCCAAGTAATACTTGATTAGTTCGTTTACCCGCTTCTTTGTATAAAGCATGATGACCTTCATGCCATGGTTGATATCGACCAAGCATTAACGTTGTTGGTGCAGACCAATCATGTAACTCAAACAAAGAAATAATTAAACTTGCTTTTTCGTATGGATTTTTTTCATGATCAGAAAACATAAAATCAAACTCTTTTGGTGCTATAAACATTTTATTTGTATCTTCAAATCTGCCTTCTTTAATTGTATCCATGAAAATTAAAATGTCTGCCTTGCCAAATGCTTCTCTTGTAGCATCTGTAGGACATACAAAATCTACAATTACTGGGGCAACTCCTTGATTAGCAATAAGCCTTGCCATTGCACCCATACGTCTTGCTTGCTCTATGCGATCTTCAGGAGCAAACCCAAGGTCAGAGTTAACTGTAGAGCGTACCTCATCTGCATTAAGATGAATAGCATTAATACGTTCCTTCAATGCTTTTGCTAATTCTGTTTTACCAGAACCAGGTAGCCCAATTATTTGTATAATCATTCTATTTCTCCATTGTTAAAGATTGCCAAGTATCTGACCAGTCTTCTTTGGTTTTATGATTGTTCAATTCTTTTGAAATTTCCCCATCTTCTAAGTATACACCACCCCAAACACCCCACTCTTTGCCAGATATTCCTACGGCAAAACAAGTTTTTGCTACTGGGCATAATTTACACATGGAGTCAACAATTTTGCGGTTACTTGGATCATCCTCATATTTATCAAAATATATATTAGTATTAAGCCCTAAACATGCAGCGTTATCTTTCCATAAATGCTGTTTCATTTTTATTGTCGATACTTATCTGGAATATTCCAACCATTACGACTAGGTGAATAAACTTTATGAAGATACCACTTGTCTTTTACCCTAATACCTGCTGGAGATGTTTTTGCAGTTTTTGATTCTTTTAAATCAATAACATCCCAACCTTGCCAAATTAAATTTTTATTTTTAAAAACAATTTTTTCCATTGTGTTTAAACTTTTAATCAACATAAATACCCCCTAGTATTTAAATATACCAACCTCTATATTTTTTAATTGTGCTTCTGAAACTAACTTAGATACACTTTCATTTGGTTTACTTAAAAATGCAAAATAGTTAACTTGATCTAAATTTTCTTTCATCCAAATTGGAGCAACTTTATAAAATTTTATTTTTTTACCACGTGCCTTCATTCCTTTTTCTGATATATTAGAAAATTCTGAAACAAAAGAATTAACTTTTGCTGGGCCAGCAGAATAGATTATAAAATCTTTATCATCTTTGTGCATATTTGACATGGCAACTCCCATAGAGCGAATAAACACACTATAGTCATTAAAGTCAGTTGTACCCTGCACTGCCACGATCATTTTTTTCCCCATCTTTTAAACTATCTAATATAAAAAGCATTTTATCTAAATCTATTTTTGGTAAATTATATATATCGACTGGCCTTGTGGTATTTTTTTGTATTTCACCATTAACAGCCTCTGCGACATAAAACTTATTGTCAGACACCCAATATGCTTTATTACCTAAAACAATAACTTTAATCATACTACTTTCTCTACGTTTTGTCAACTGTGTAGAGTTATCTTTATTTGTTAAAGAAATTGAAAAAAAATGTTTTAATAAGTTATGAACATCGCTTTGACAAAAAAAAGTTTTTGATATTCTTTTTTTTTCTTTTTTCTTTCTTATATTAATTATAGAGCAAATGACTAAGATTGTCAATAATGCTATTATTAATTCTTGCATGTTTAAAATATTCTATTTTTTATCTGCAACGGCTTTGTTATTTGTTTTTAAATTTGCAACATTTTCAAGTATGCTAATCCTATTTAACTTTATTTGTAATTGTAATAAATTAAATTCAAGATCTGTGCTTTTTTGTTTATAAAAAATAACTAATTGTTTTATTTCTTCTAAAGTTAAATCTTCCATTTTTATCCTTTTCTAAAACTAAATGGGCTATCTGCCCAAACCTTTTCTATTTCCTTTTTTTCTCTTTCTACAATTGCACGGCTCCATGAAAATCCTGCATCTCCGCCCCAAGCATCCCACATAATTCTGCCATTAGAAGGAAACTCTGGACCATCATAAAACCCTTTTCCTTTTTTATCTACTTCGTGACGGGAAAAAAAAGAGAACATTCTTTTAACAGTACTAAGAGACATTGCTGATCCATTTACAATATCAGTTGCACGACCCCAACCTACAGGAGTTCCTGCACCAGTTGCCTTGCCATCTGCTTTCCATTTTAATGCACGACGAGCAGCAGCCTTCATACCAGAGGTAGGAGTGTATGTATCAGCCATTTTTCTTATCCCGTTTTTGTTGTTTAGCAACACGTTTTTCTTTAAGAGTCATTTTAGGCTCTTTTTTTGTATTAGCATTACCTTTTTGTTCTTTATTTGCCATGAGTTACCCCTGCCTTTATTTTTGGATATGGACCAAGATCTGTTTTTATAGTACCGTCTTTTCTTAAACGAACAATTCTGCCATTTTTAATTTGCATTGAATTAAATCCGTGATCTTTAGAATAAGAGCCAGATGATGTGTTAGCCATTATTTTATAATATCCCGTGTATTAAATAAACTACCATTCCAAATATTTTTAGAAATTTCTTTTTCTGATTTATATGTACCGCCACGACGCTTATATTCTTGTACTACCCAAGAATTTGCTACTGCGGATGGATAAACGTCAAACTTATCTTTTGCTGCTTGCACAACTCTTGCATATAATTTAGGGTCTGATGGTGTTGATCCACCCCTACGTGGTTTAATAAAATCTTCATAGTTAGGTTTTGCTTTTGCCATTTCATTTTCCATTTCTTCTAGTTTACCGACGGGAACGCAATTAGGAACCATACGTCCACCTTTATCTTTCATGCCACGTTGTTCATATCCAACCCAACATGCTTTTGTCATATTGTCCCATTTGTCTTCATCTTCATTATCTGAGTTGTAAGATTTGCTTACCTGAACAGCATACATATTTTCCATATCAGATTGCGATGGTATTGTTGGAATACCAGTTCCATTTGATCCCATTTCTACAACCATATCAACTGAAACAGATAGTGATTCAATTTTCATAACTTCTGACATGCGATGATAAAAAACATATGCTTGTTCTTCCCATGCGCCATCTTCTTCTTTATAGGCACGAACAATAAC